TACCTTGATCAGACTTTTGCTGCGATCAAGAACGCGCCGGGTGACGTTGAAGCAGCTGGTATTGCGGTGAAGGCGTTTGGCACTAAGGGCGCCACAATGGGTCAGCTGATCCGTGAAGGCAAGTTGTCCTACGACGATCTGAAGAAGTCGATCAGTGAGGGCGACACGATCGCCAAAGCCACGACCGACACCGAGGACTTTGGTGAGAAGTTCACGAAGCTCAAGAACCGAATCATGTTGGCTGTTGCGCCGATTGCGTCGGGTATTTTCGACAAGGTCGGCGAGGTCATGGACATCATCGGCCCGAAGATCGATCAGGTAACGAAGTACTTTCAAGAGCATGAGGGTGCACTTACTGCTTTGCAGATCGCTATTGGTGTGATCATTGTGGCCGGCATCATTCTGACTGGTGTGATGGCTGCGTTGGCGATCGCTGAACTTGGTGTTACGTGGCCGTTGTTGCTGATCATTCTGATCATTGCGTTGGTGATCATTGCGGTGGTGTACCTGTGGAACAAGTTTGACTGGTTCCGTGAAGGGGTGAAATTCATCATCGACATGATCATCGCCTATCTGCGGTTGTGGTGGACGATCCTTCAGACGACGTTTGATTTGATCTGGGGTGGGATTCAGTGGTTGTGGGAAAAGTTCCAGTGGATCAAAGATGGCATATCTACCGTGTTCAACGGTGTCAAAGATGCGATCATTGGTGCATTCAAGGCTGCGTTCAACATGGTCGTGTCGATCTGGAATAGCACCGTTGGTGGTTTGAGTTTTGACATTCCCAGCTGGGTACCTGGTATCGGTGGCAAGTCGTTTGGTGTGCCGACGTTGTCGCAGTGGGCTCATACTGGCGGCATTGTTGGGGGTATGCCTGGCGCGAACGTGCCGATGATGTTGCAGACCGGTGAGATGGTGTTGAGCCAAGATCAGCAAGCAATGCTGCTGGGTCGCATGAACGGTGGTGTTGGTGGCGCTTCGGTGTACAACGTCAACGTGACTGTGTCCCCAACTGCTGATAAAGCGTCAGTTGGTCAGGCTGTTGTTGAATCGATCCGTGAGTTCGAACGTCGTTCGGGTAAGTCATGGAGGGCAGCGTGAGCGCACTGTTCGATGGTGTGAGCTGCACCGTTGAGATCGGGTTCAGCACTACCAGTGGTGGTGCGAACACGGTCCCGTTGAACAGCACACTGTCAGACATTGTTTGGTCTGACGTGACTCAGTATGTGCGCGGCTTATCGTGGTCTCGGGGTCGTTCGAACGAACTTGACACATTTCAAACAGGCTCAGCGTCTGTTGTCTTGGCTAATGCTGACCGCAGGTTTGATCCTGTGTATGCATCGTCACCGTATGCGGGTGCATTGACACCGTTGCGTCCTATCAGAATCACAGTGTCGATTCTTGATGAGACAAGCACAACATCCGATATTCCAGTCTTTTTTGGTTATGTCGATGGGTGGCCGCAAACCTACGAACTGTTCGGTGACGCGACAGTCACAATTAATTGCAGTGATGCGTTCCGTGTTTTGAACTTGTTGACATTGCCGGGTTTGTGGGAGCAGACAATCAATGCCGAAAACCCTTTGGCATGGTTGCGGTTCAATGATGGTGACTCGTTCACGTTGAACGACGAAGGGTCCGTTGCGAACGACTGGCGTTGGTCTGATGCGACTGTCGCAGGGTTCTCACGTAAGCAAGGCAAGTCTGTTGCTGGTTTGATTGTCGATGACTCGAATCAGGGTGGCGAGTTCACTGACGACTTACAAGCGTTCAACGGCCTTTGGAAAGAGCCGCTCGGGTCAACGCTGTTCCCGGTCAGTTTCGCAGCTGAGTTTTGGTTGCAATCAACGCAAGCGGGTTCTGATTCGTATGGGCTTGTGTCATTAGGATCGCAGGAAGCTGCGATCTGGGCGCAGATGGTTTCATATTTGGATTATGGGGTTGTGCAGGCGTGTGTTGGGGATCTCGACACACCGACGTTCAAGGTGTACACGTCGAGCGTGCTGGTCAACGACGGCAAACCGCATCATGTCGTCATCAACTACTACGGGACACCAGGTCTTTATGTTGATGGGGTAGCGGCCACGTTGACCGCTAGTGGCGTCCCTACCGAATATGTCTTCGGTGGTTCTGAGTCCGGGGTGATTGGTGGCAGCACCTATTACACGAACACATACAAGAGCTCTAAGACGTTCAACGGAACGATCGATGAGTTCCTGATTTGGAATAGAAATCTGTCAGCGGCGACTGTCGCTGATCACTACGCGTTAGGTATTGGCACGTTTGGTGCTGGGGAACGAACAGATCAGCGTGCTGCACGTATCCTTGATGCTGTTGGTTGGCCTTCTGATGGTCGGGATTTGCTGTTCGGGTTGTCAACACTGCAAGGTGCACGATTTCAAGGCAAGACAGCGTTGTCGCTGCTTCAAGAATGCGAAGCAGCTGAACAGGGCATGCTGTGGGCGAGCACTAGCGGTGGGATCAACTTCTACACACGAAAAACATTCGCAGAACTAGTCACCTGGTTGACGTTCGGTGACTCTGGTGCCGAATACAAGTACTCCGACATTGTCATCGAGCAACCAGACGCTGATATCGCTAACCGTGTGATTGTGTCTCGCAACAACGGTGCGACGTACACACGTAACGACACAACATCGCAAGGCAAATATTTCATTCGGACGCTCGAAGTCACTGACCTTGAAGTTGACACCGACGCTTTTTGTGAACAACTCGCAGTTGATTTGTTGCGCCGATATAAGAGCCCTCAGACACGCATCAATTCGTTGTCGTCGTCTTTACGTGGCCGTGTTGGTTCTGAGCAGGCGAAGATCCTGTACGCCGAAATTGGTGTGAAATTGATTGTAAAACGTCGGCCACAGTCTGTGGGTTCTGCGATCAACCAGACATTGCAGGTTCAAGCAGTCAAGGGTGAGATCGGGCCCGACAACGTGTTGTTGTCGTTTGATTTGGGGCCGGCTCCTACGCAGTTCTTTGTTCTTGATAGCGCTACTGATGGTGTGCTTGGCACATCACGATTGGGGTTGTGATGCCAGGGTTCAAAAAGTGGAATACGAATGATGTTCTGACAGCTGGTGATCTCAACGGTTATCTCGGGTCACAGGTCATCTATCAGTTTGCAAGTACTGCTGCTCGAGATGCTGCGATCACTGGTGCGGATCTTGTCGACGGCATGCTCTGCTATGTGAAGTCAGGTGACCGCGACGAAGGTCTGTATGCGTATAACGGTGCGAACTGGACGAGAGGACCAGGGTGGAACGCACCGTGGGGTGTCCGATCAGTAAAGACTGATACGAGCGATCGTGTGCGCACAACTACCTTGGCTGAGCTCGCAACAGGTTTGCGTACCACGGTTACGTTTACCGACAACCGGTATTTGAAGTTTACGTTGATTGCTTCGCTATCGGAGGCATCGGCGGGTGGCGGTTTCGTTGCTGAGGTGTGGAACACCACTGGTACAGCAACAAAGGTTGCACGTATCGATTCGTGTAATGAAACTGTTGATAGCAACTATCAGGTGAGTGCTAGTTGGGTTGGTGTGTCAGCCGCTAATGCTGTGTACACGATCTACATGCAAGGCATTACACATTCGGTCAACGTGCTCGGGTCAACTGTGCAAACAACAAAGTTCATCGTCGAGGACATCGGCCCCAGTGGGGCACCGCTCTAATGGATCTTGACACGATCCCATTTGTGCAGGCTAGGTACTGGTCGACTGCCGGTAAAACTCCGACACTGATTGTGTTGCATTCAATGGAATGCCCGTTAGAAGTTGGGCGTGCCGAACAGGTCGCACGATGGTTCGCTGGGGCCACGTCACCGAGGGCGTCAGCGCATTACATGGTTGACCCAGACAACGTGTGGTCAGGTGTTCACCCGATCGATCAGGCATGGCATGTTGGCTCTGCAAACTGGTACTACGACGGTCCATCGGTTGGCATCGAGCAATCTGGGTACGCCTATCAGACCGATTGGCTTGCACCTGGTGCACCATCACAACAATTAGATCGTGTCGTGCAGCTGGTCGTAGCGTTATGTGACCGCTACGAGATCCCACGCGTATGGGTTGATGTTGATGGACTCAAGGCCGGCAAGCGTGGGATCACCACACATGGTCTTTGCAGTGCCGCTGGTATTGGTACCGATCACACAGACCCCGGCCCGTCATGGCCGGTTGAAGAGTTCATGCGCCGGTTGACTGGTGCTACAGGAAAGCAGAAGCAACTGATGCATATGGTGACAAAGTTTGATGGTGGCATTGTGCAGTTCGGTTGTGTTCTTGGTCAGGTTACGCATCGTTGGCAGGAACGACCTAACGGAAATTGGGGTCCGTGGGTGGCGCTGAACGATGGGCAACCGTTCGGTGTGGACTCGATCACCGCAGCACAGAACAAAGATGGACGGTTCGAGGTGTGCGCGTGGAACAGCACTACGAATCAGGTTGCGTATCGCACTCAGAACCAAAATGGTTCGTGGCGTCCGTGGCGTGTGTGACCGATCATGTTCGGTCAGGCGGCAACACAAATAGTTGACAGCCAAGGCTTCGGTGTCGCCGAGTGGCTTGGGATAGCCACCGCAATCACCCTGGTGTTAGGTGCTGTTGTTGGTGCGATCGTTCAGCTGACAAAGCTGCGACGCGAAAACACGCAACAGCATGCAGAGGGTCGCGCTTTAATCACTGATGTCGCTGACCGGTTGCTTGACATTCATAGTTCGATAGAGCGGGTCGACACGAAAGTTGAGCGGCTAGATGGACGACTTGACCGGCACGAATCAGTGCACCACCGAGGCCGGCGACGCTGGTAACCCACGCACCCACCTGATCATTCCTGACACTCAAGCAAAGCCGGGTGTGCCCACAGATCATTTGGGTTGGATCGGTCAGTACATCGTGGACCGCAAACCTGATGTGATCGTGCATCTGGGTGATCATGCTGACATGGAGTCGTTGAGTTCCTACGATGTTGGTAAAGCATCGTTCGAGGGACGCAGGTATGTCACTGACATTGACGCCGCTAACGATGCGTTCGATGTGTTGTGCAAATCGTTAGACGACTTCAACGCTGGGAAGCGTGAACATAAGCACGCACAGTATTTACCTGACCGGCATATCACGCTGGGTAACCATGAGCATCGGATTAGTCGTGCCGCTGACTGTGACCCGAAGCTTGTTGGGCTGTTGCAGCTCGAGCATTTGAATTACGCCGGCCACGGTTATCAGGTGCATGACTTCCTACAACCGATCTGTGTTGACGGGATCTGGTACACACATTTCTGGGCGAACCCTATGACAGGGCGCCCGTACGGTGGGAACGCTGCGAGTCGGCTCAAACAGATCGGGCACACGTTTGTGATGGGTCATCAACAAACCCTTGACTATGCGGTCAGGTTCCTACCTGGTACAGGTGCTCAGCAGTTTGGGCTGATAGCTGGTGCGTGCTACCTGCACGACGAGGATTACAAAGGCCCACAGGGCAACGCACATTGGCGTGGTGTGATCATGTTGCATGAGGTTGACGGTGACGGATCTGCTGACCCGATGTTCGTGTCACTCGATTATCTGTGCCGCAAGTACGAGGGCGTCAGGCTTGCAAAGTTCACTGCTCGAAGGTTCTAAGGGGAGTTCTGATGGCGAAAAAACTGAGCGACACAAAAGCGTTGTGGGATTCACCTGCGCGTGACGCTTACATGTTGGTGCATGGCACAGGGTCCGATACCCGTGGCGGGTTGTACGGTCCACCGTGGGAGGACTACGCACTCACGACCGATATCTACAGCAGGCTCACAGGTGTGGAGCTCAGCCCGGTTGAGGGCATCTTGTTTATGACGTCAATGAAGTTGTCACGATTGGCGTATGGGCTCTCACAAGACTTCCCACCTGAACTGCTACGTGACTCTGTTGTCGACGCAATCGGATACCTGGACTGCCTTTACGGGGTCATGTTGAACACCCCTAGAGCAGAAGACGAAGAGACAGACGAAGAAGGTGACGACGACGATGACGGTGATTGAAATAGAACCAGACGTCGAAGAACTCGACGACGACGAACAACCTGAAACATGCGACCCGGACGACTACCCGTTCCCAGGGTTACAACCGTCCATCAAACCTGAATGGGGTATCTGATGTTCACATCTACTTTCTGGCGTGACGTGCTCGAGCGTGCCATCAAGACAGCAGCGCAAACCGCTCTAGTCGCGATCGGTGCAGCTGCAGGCTTCGATCTGTTCAACGCTGACTACATCACGATCGGTGGTGCAGCTGCAGGTGGTTTCATTCTTTCAGTGCTCACATCAATCGGATCGGCACCGTTCGGGACCACTGGTTCACCATCAGTGCTGCGCTCCACGTGGACTTCCATCGGTGCTGATGGGAGCGCCAACAATGGCTGACGCACCCATCTACCCGTTCACAGTGCGCATCGGTGACACAGAAACCATCACGCTCAGGTTGCGTTCAAGTGGTACAGCAGTCGACATCACCGGGCGTACCTACGCAGCACAGATCCGCAGCACCGCAGCATCCACCGCTGTGATTGCCACAATGACCTGCACAGTCACAAGCGGCACCGGTGGCAGCGTCCAATGCACCCTACCGGCCACGACAACAGCTGCGCTCACCGCCGGTCAAGCTGTGTACGACATCGAAGAGACAAACAGCACAGTGAAAACCACTCTGCTGCAAGGCCCGTGCTACATCGTTCAGGACGTGACCCGATGAGTGTCTCTATTGCTCTTGATCTCGCAACCGATCGCATCATTACAAGTGGTGTGTCAGGACCCGCCGGCCCAGCGAACACGCTAACGATCGGTACTGTCACCACGGTCGCAGCTGGTGGCTCAGCTACTGCTGCAGTGAGCGGCACTGCACCGAATCAGATCCTCAGTCTTGGTGTGCCTACAGGCGCAACAGGTGCAACAGGTGCAGCAAACACACTCACAATCGGTACTGTCACCACAGTTGCTGCAGGTGGGTCGGCTACTGCTGCAGTGAGTGGCACTGCGCCTAACCAGATCCTGAGTCTTGGGTTACCTACCGGTGCGACAGGTGCGCAAGGCTCATGGAGCGCAGCGCAACCAAACCGCACGTGGTCATCATCGACCACGCTGGTGAGCGGTGACGCGGGCTATCTAATCCTCGTTGACTCGGCAACAGCGATCTCGGTCACCACGTCGCTGGCTCTATCTGTCGGCCAGCGCATCGACTTCCTTGTCACGAACGCAACCGTGCCGACGATTTCTGCAGGCTCAAGCGTGACGTTGAACGGCACGCCGACCACAACGATTCGCGCGCGCTACTCGGCGGCAACGCTCATATGCGTAGCCTCAAATAGCTACGTCCTCGTCGGCGACTTGGCGGCGGCGGCGTCGTAATGCCATCCATCGTTGGCACAGTTTCAAGCGCTGCGACGCTCGCGCACCCGTCGCTGGTGCTCCCTAGCTCCGGCATGACGACAAGCACCTACGACGCTGACGGCTGGCGCTATCTCGTCATCACGTCGAGCAGCGAGTCGTCGGGCTACAACCTTACGACCCCGGTCCCCGGATATTTTGAATATCTACTTATCGGCGCCGGTGGTGCTGGCGGTGGCAGTACGAGCGCGGTCAGCGGCGGCGGTGGCGGTGCGGGCGGCCTCCTTACCGGCAATTTCACAACCATCAACGCCACCCCTATTACTGTGAACGTCTCGTCGACTGGTGGCGCTGGCACATCCGGCGCCGTGGGTGCATCCGGCCAGTATTCAAGGCTGGCCTACTACCCAAATACCACGATCGCTTCAGCGAGCGGCGGTGGTGGTGGCGGCGGATCAGGCGTCGGTCTCACCGGTGGTTCCGGTGGCGGTGGTGGCACGAACTCCGCAAACTCAAACGCTGGCGGCGCTGGCACGTCAGGCCAAGGCAACAACGGCGGCGCTGCTTTCGGCTCTGCGACTCCTGCCGATCGTGCCGGTGGCGGCGGTGGCGGGCAATCATCCGCAGGTGCCACAACCATAACTGCACGCACAGGTGGCGCAGGCGGCAACGGCTACACAACCACATGGATCACAGGCACATCAGCCGTGTACGCAGGTGGCGGTGGCGGTGGTGCAAACGTCTCAGGCACCGCAGGCGCCGGTGGTAGCGGTGGCGGTGGTACCGGTGGTACCGGTGGTACCAGTTCCACCGCACCAACCGCAGGAAGCGCGTATGGCGCGGGCGGTGGCGGCGCTGGTGTAGGCACCGCGCGCGCCGGTGGCGCTGGCGCTGGTGGCGTCATTGTTCTCCGCTGGCGCTACTGATCTCCGACTCGAGCACAGCGTGAACCCCTACGCGCTGACTGGTACAGCACCAACAACATGTTGGACCTGACAACCACACAACTGAGTCGGCGTTTGAGCCCCCAGGCACCCACAAGATGGGATTGCCTGGGGGCTCTTTTCATTTCCCCTTGACAGTTTTGCAAAGCGGGCACATACTTTGCGTGTCGGCAACAACGCCGGCCTAGCAACGGGAGCAACACAATGACTACCAAAGATCGAATTGCTGAACTCGAGCAGTACATCGTTGACATCAAGTTCAAGCTGTCAATTAGCCCGGATCACCCGATCCGGTCACAGCTACCAGGCGCCGAAGCTGAACTTGCTGAACTCGTCGCACAATACAACCACCCAACGAACCAGTGGATTCGTGACAACGAACGCAGTGAGATCGGTACTACGGGTGGTACCACTGGTACCACTGGTACCACGATCAGTGTCACCGAAGCAGCTGCACTGCTTGATGTCACACCGCAAACAATTCGTAATTGGGTGCGTGCAGGTCGACTCACACACATCACCTACGGCAAATCGTTCCGTATTGTGCCGTCAGAGCTCTTCGCGCTGCAGGCGATGCGACGTGAAACCCGTGTCATGGACGCACCCGAACAGCGTGGTGCCTGATGCGCTGCGAAACGTGCCACCGACCAATCCTCACCAATCGCTCTAAACGTGAAGTGTGGGTGTGGGCTCAGATCCTCGCAGCGTTCCTAGCGATCTTCTGCTTGGGTGCTGTAGTCGAAACGATCGTGAACCTTGACCTCGTCGGATTCTTGGCGATCACCGCCGGGTACACGGTAGGCGTTGCGATCATGTTCGTATGGTGGGCTGTCGCAGCAAAAGACTACTGATGGGCAACCCACGCAAAGTCAAAGGGTCAGCGTTTGAGCGTGCAGTCACCGAGTACCTACGTGCTCGAGGGCTGCGCGTTCAACGCATCCCAGCAGGCGCCACAGCAGACGAAGGTGACCTATTCGTCAGCGACCCAGCATGGCCGGCAATTCAATGCAAAAACCATGCGAAGTTTGATCTTGCCGGGTGGGTTCGAGACGCCGAAGAACAAGCGGTCAACGCTGATCGTGTGGCCGGCATTGTTTGGGCGAAGAAACGTGGCACTACTGATCCTGGTAGGTGCTATGTGATCATGACCGGAGACGCATTCACAACACTGATGTTGGGAGGAAACTAAAAATGACGAACGAACACGAAATCTTGAATAACGCTGCGGTCGTAATGACCGTGAAACTTGGGTTAGCTGCCGCCGGTAACAACGATGGTGAGCTCATGCTTGACGCAGCTGAACTGTTGGGTGCTCTCACTGATCGACTTCAGGTGCTTGATGAGGAATTGAACCAGGCGAACATCATGGTGCAACGGCTGCTAGTGACTCCATGAGATCACGAAAGCATGATGCGTGTGAACGTGAGATTCAACGGCTGTTGGATCTGACGGTCCGTCAAGCTGTGCAGATCCGTGAACTCGAACGCAGCAAAGCGGTGTGGTTGAACTTGGCGGTGCACATCGCACGTCAACAAAACGAACAGAAACGGGCTGAGAATGACGGTAGGTAGGTGGGCTGAACGCGGCGCGTGTAAAGGCAAAACTGCGCTGTTTTTTCCTGAACCGGGTGACACAAAATCGGCTGGTAAGGCCTTCAAGATTTGTGAGACTTGCCCGGTGCTCGAGCAGTGCCGCACTTATGTCATGGAAAACGATGAACGCTACGGGATCTGGGGTGGCATGAACGGGGTGCGTAGACGCATCGCGCGTAACCCTGACTCTCAGGCCGCATGGAACCAGCATGGCACCGCGAAGGCATATAACTATGGGTGTCGTTGCTTTGATTGCAAAGCCGCCGGGCGCGAGTACCAGATTCGCATACGTGGCGAGCGTAAACGCAATGTCACAGCAAACACTGATACTGGCAACACCACAAACTGAGGAGCATTCACATGGGCGCGACGATCGACCTGGACCCAATCAACCGCAATGGGTATGGGCAACCAGTCATAGACGGCATCACGTATCAACGTCCTTCATCGATGAAAGACGCGATCGAAGACATGCACAATTTGCGGGTGTGGGATAAGCGCATGGTGGCGTTCGGGCTTGCAGACCGACCGGACCTGTACAGCAAACTCTGCGACGTCGAGCGCACCGACAAGTCAACTGTGAACCGGTTGTGCGAAGCAGCTGCGGTAGCTGGTGGCTCAAAAATAAAAGCGGAACTCGGCACCCTGATTCACAAGGTGCTTGAACTGTCCTGGTTCTATGAGAGCTACAAGCCACCCGAACAGTTCACGGCACTGGTTCATGCTGTTCATGATCAGCTGCGACGCTGCGGACTCGAACCAGTACCTGACTCAGCTGAACGGTTCGTAATCAACGAAGAACACCAGGTTGCAGGCACCTTCGATCTGCTTGTCACTGACGGCACCGAAATGTTCGTGGCTGACATCAAAACAGGCAGCGTTGACTACAGCAGCATCGGGTTCGCATGCCAGTTGGCGTGCTACGCCAACGCAGACTGGTTCTACGACGGATACGCACGCGCCCCAATATGGGAAGTCTCGAAGTCAACAGGCGTCATCATCCACGCAAACCCTGAAACAAACCGGTGCGAACTGTACTGGTTGGACCTCGAGGTAGGCGCCCAAGCATTAGAACTCGCCATAGAAGTACGCGAGATCCGCAAGTTCAAAGCACTCACCAAAATCGAAGCGACAGCAGCAGTTCACGCACAACAACTAGCGACACAAGCCGCGACCGCTGCCGGCCACGGTGACCCCTGGCGCACATGGATCACCGACCGGGTACGTGAACTCATCACCGCCGGCCACGGTCAACTAATCCGTGACATGTGGCCCGAAGACACCCCAATGCTCAAAGAAGACCTGCCGTACACCGATGATCAGGTTGCGTCCATCGAGCGTTTGGTAGCGAACGTCGAACGGTCAGCACAAGCGTTGTTCCCACCTGAAACGCCCGTACAAACAGCCGTACAGGAACCTGTACAGGTTGGGAGGAAACTACGCAGAGACACCCCTGACGACACGATCACCGTTGACGACAACCAGGTTGACGAGTTACGTGCTGCCATCGCACTTCTGCCGGACGAAGAACACGCCTGGGTTAGTTCGGTTGTCAACGACTGCAAAGACTGCAACTACCCAATCGGGTTAGGTGGACCGGGCGGTAAAGCCTCAGCACGCAGGCACGCGATCGTCATGGCACTAGTGGCATTCGCACCGTACATTGACACATACGCGCTACAGGCCGCTGTGCTCGAGGCCCGCAACGAACAACACTCAGACACACCCATCGGTGAGCTCGTAGGGTCAATGACCCTAAGCGAAGCACACCACACAATCTCAGTTGCTGACGAACTCGGGACCGGTGCAGCGCACCTGGTGTACACCGAAACAGGGTGTGCAATCGTCAGACCCACATCAACCCACGACAACGAGGACAACCTATGACAGAACCAACCATCGACAGTGTGCTGTTCAGCAGCTCCAACGTCCCAGCAATCAAGTTTGAGAACGTCGGAGACAAAGCGAAACTGAAGATCACTCAGATTCAAACCCGCTCGAAGCGCGACTTCCAGACCGGTGAACCCGCTTTGAACAAAGCCGGTCAGCCAATGCCGGAACTCGTTATCGACGGCATCGACCTCGCCACAGGCGAAGAGGCACGGATCTACGCGTCGAAGTGGGCGATGATCCTGGCGATCAAAGAAGCCGCAGCAAAAGCCGGTATGGGTGCAGGTACCGACCTCACCGGGTGCATCCTCACCATTCAACGCAAAGATGATGCTGAGCCCACCACACGCGGATTCAGTGGGGCACACCAGTTCGCAGCGAAAATGGAAGCAGCGAAACCCGCAGCAGTAATCGACGACATCATCTAAGAACCTGTGCGGTGTTCGTGGTCAATTACCGGGGGCGGTCGACACCACTAACACCACACACCCTTCTGGTGCCGGCCATGATCAAGCAATACCCGCTTTCATGGCCGGCACCACACCACACCAACGGGAGAACACAAATGACTGAACACGCACACTGGTTGCTTAGGTTTGATAAAGCCACGAACGCCTATGTGATCGAGTTGTCGTGCGGCGCTGACCGCATTGCGATACCAGGTGGTCACGCCACTCATCAAGAGGCGTACCGTCAAGCTCAGATGCTGATGTCAGCGTCGATGTTGCCGATCGTCGATCGGGCAGGCTGATGGCATCTGATCATTCGACAAGGGCACGGTACAAAGCTGGTTGTAGGTGCGTTGACTGCACTGAAGCTAACCGGGTTTACAACCGCGCCTATTTTGACAGACTCAAACGGGTCGCAAACGAAACAGGGCAACCCATGTACGCAAACTGTCAACACGGTAGACAGCAAACATACAACCGCGGGTGCCGGTGCGAACAGTGCTCCCGAGTTGAAGCGGAACGGCATCAACGCAAACGTGCACGCAAGAAATATGGTTTGCCGACGGCACCACGCCTGCCACAATCAGTGCCACTCGCACCACTCGTCGAGCGTGTAGCAATCCACCTGGGCAGACCAGCTGATCAGATCTCTCAGCACGACTTCGCACAGGCAGTAGGAGTGCATCAGCGCACCGTATGCCGGTGGATGCAGAACGGTCACCTACCCGAAAACATGTCAGACCGGGTAGCAGTCCATCTTGGTTGGCACCCTGCAGTCATCTGGGGTGTCGACTGGTACATCGAAACCTACGACACCGCAAAGGACGCAGCATGAACGACACCGGCAACATTCCGTTCTGGGACCTCAACCCAGCATCCCTAGTCATCGCAATTCTCGTCGCAATCGTCCTACTCGTCTGCGTTCTCGCCTACCTAGGAGGCAACAAATGAACGACCCACTCACAACACTAGAAGGATGGCTAGCCGTGCAACCATCAGACAACATCACCGGCACCGAACGCGACAACCTCCTCGACGACATCGCCACAGCATGCAAAGAACTCAGGCGGTTACTTGACCTTGTCAACACACAACTAGAGGAGCACAAATGATCGCGTTTGCACTCGGCTTCGCGATCTGGGCTGCACTCGTACTGCTCGCAATCATCTTCGTACACGCAGCGACCTGCAATGACTGACTACCCATACGGATGCAACTACCACATGGTGCCCGACTGCGGATGCCCAGGGTACCCATCACTGCAAGAACGACTCCGTGGATGTGGCAACGACTGCATCGACTTGAAACGATCAGAACGCTGCCTACGATGCCAAGCCGCGGACATGATCGACCGCTACAAAACCCGCAGCGAACGATACCTAGAACGCATCATTGAGCTACAAGAAACCAACGAAGAGCTCTCACCACCCGCCGGGCACGTATCCATACACATACCGATCGACACCGTCGAACGCATCGTCACCACAGACCGCATGTTCCCAACGCTCGAGCAGCTACGAGACGCAATCCACGCAGCGTGGGAAGGCCAATGAGCCTCGGATCAAAACTTGAACTTGCCACGGTCGAAACCATCAACGAGATACGCGCAGCCTGGGTAGACCTACCGACCATGCAACACGGCACCCACTACCGCGACTGTCACAAATACCACCTGTGCTGCGCAATCACGAAACTCCTACACACCATCGACGACCTGTGCATGACCCCCAGGGGCGACACCAATGGACAATGAAAAGCCCATAGAACCGTCAACGCGCAACCTAAAGCGCAAACCCGGCACCCAATGGATCTGCCGCAAATGCGATAACACCTACACCACACCACAACCCGCAAAAGCAGTCCTATGCGCAACCTGCAACAAACGCCTAGGGGTCAACATGGTCTGGATGCGCAACAATGACTGACCCCTACACCAAGATCCTCGAGATGTTCGATCAACTCCAAGACATCGACACCATCGCGATCATTCAGGCACACCAACGAACCGACCGGGTCATCACCGCCGGCCAACAACTAGCCGACCTACTCAAACGCCACGCCGGCCACGTACCGGAAATCCGTAACGCACTCGCCAACTGGCACACAGCACGCAACACCTAACCGAACGGGCAACACACATGGGCGCAACACCAATGCAAACCGTCATAGGACGGTTAGAAACATCAGGTAAACAACCCAAGCAACGCGGCGACAAATACGAAGCACGCTGCCCAGCACACGAAGACAACAACCCAAGTCTCTCCATCTCACCAGGCACCGAACCCGACCAAGTACTCATGCACTGCCACGCAGGCTGCAACATCGAAGACATCACCGCAGCCATAGGACTCGAACCCAAAGACCTCTACACACCCAAACAACGTCGCAGTGAGCTCACCGAACTCGAGCACTACACATACACAGACCAACACGGAAACCCCGTGATGCGAGTCCACAGGTTCGAACCCAAAACCTTCCGACAATCACACTTCAACGGCACCAGCTGGCAATGGGGTGCAGGAAACACACCACCAACCCTCTACCGGCTACCCCAAATCCTCGAAGCAATCGAAACCGGGCAAACCATCTACATCGTCGAAGGCGAACGCGACGTACACACACTCGAACAACTCGGACACGCCGCAACCACCAACGCAGGCGGTGCAGGCAAATGGCGAGAACCCCACACCCAACAACTCCACGGTGCCCAAACAGTCATCATCATCGCCGACAACGACACCCCAGGACACAAACACGCCGAATCCATAGCCGCACAACTCAACTGGGCCGGCATAACGCCAAACGTTATGCTCCCAGCACCCGGATACAAAGACATCAGTGAACACATCGCTGCCGGCCATGCTCTAAGCGAACTGCAGGACTACACAACCACAGACACAGAGACACCCGCAGAAGCCCCAGAGATCGACGCAGACGACATAGGGCATGGATGGGAACCCACCGACCTCACAGAGATACTGAGCGGCACCTACGAACCACCAGTGCCCACCATCGGGCTACGAACCGACGGTGCAGGTCTGTTCTACCCCGGGCGCATCAACGCATTGTTCGGTGAATCAGGGTCCGGTAAATCGTGGGTTGCAATGGCAACGTGCGCACAAGAAATCATGGCCGGCAACCATGTGCTGTACATCGACCACGAAGACCACGCAGCATCAGTCACACAACGCATCTTGAAACTTGGGTGCGCACCACATTTGGTGCTCGAGCAGCTGCACTACATCCGACCGCAACGAGGATGGAACCAGTTAGCCAAGATCGATGTGAGCGCACTGATCACCGAAACCGCAGCAACCTTGGTGGTGTGCGACTCCACAGGTGAAGGTATGTCGCTAGATACTATCGACCCGAATAGTGACGACCAGGTAGCACGGTGGATGCGTGACTTCGGACGGCACCTAGCTGACCTCGGCCCAGCACTGCTGCTACTCGACCACATGCCCAAATCGTCTGAAGCAAACAAAGCGTTCATGATCGGTAGCCAACGCAAAAAAGCTGCGATCGACGGTGCCGCCTACCGTGTTGACGTAAACGTCGCACCATCCAAAGGCACTGAAGGTTCACTCAAACTAGTGACAGCAAAAGACCGGGGCGGGTACTACCAGCACGGTGCACGCGTCGCTGACATCACCATCGTTGACACCGACACCGGTATCGACGTCATCATCAGACCGCCCGGAACTGGACTGCCCACATTCATCATGGGACAGATCTGCCAGTTCCTCAACGACATGCCCAACGCATCACAAAATGCTGTGCTCGAGAACGTCACCGGCAAAGGCAACACGGTGCGCAACGCACTGCAAACAATGGTGGACATGGGTTACGTGCAAAGGGTGGTAGTCGACGGCAAAGGAGGCGGGTACAGGCACACAAACCTGCGCCAATTTGATGAGATCGAACTACTCCAAACCCCAACCGTGTCTACCGTGTCCAACCGTGTCCCAGCACCGGTAGACACGGTTGACGATTTAACCGCGCCTACCGTGTCCCACTCCTTACAAGGGACACGGTTGGAAGCGGTAAAGCCTGCCGAGAAGACACACCAAAAAACAGGCACACAAACTCAACCAGCGGGACACGGTAAAAACCGGCCCGACATCGTCTGACAAAGGACACACAAACCATGCTCACAACCAACCCACGCAAAGACCTCACCACCACCATCGCAACACTCATCGAAGCAGCCCAACACATCCAACACGCGCTCAACGAGCTCTACGACTCACAACCCGGATACCCCACCGCAACAGGTGGAGCACAAGCACCAACACTCACCGACTCCGGCAACCCACCAGGACTAGAAAAACACCTACACCCAAACCCAGCACGCGACGACTACCAACAACTCCTCGAACTAATCACCACCACCAAAACCAACGCAACCCAAATACACCGCATCATCACGATCTGGACAGCCGAAGCAACCACCGAAGCCCAAACACGCAACAACCCAGCAGACTGCATCACCTGCGGTACCACCGTCACCAAACCTCAACGCATCCGCGCCGGCCTATGCGAAGCCTGCTACCGGCACTGGGCTCGAGCACGTCACATGAACCCAAACATCGACCGGCACACATGGATTGGGATACGCAGAGCCCAACTAGCTGGTGACATGGTGACAAACAGCGATGCCGTATAGCACACGGTCATACGCAACACATAACGAATCATGTGATAGGAATGCAGTCAGGTGGGTGCCGTGCGAACAGCAGGCACCCACACCCATTGGCGGTGACACATGAAACCCGAAGACTACGGGCGACGAACACACCGATGGAAAGCACTACGCAAACGTGTGCTCGAACAATCAAACATCTGTTGGCTATGCGGCCAACCAGGTGCCGACACTGTCGATCACATAGTGCCACTCAGCGTCGACCGGGCACTCGGGGAGTCCATCGACAACCTGCGAGCAGCTCACAGCAGGTGCAACTCAGCCCGTGGAGCTCGAGCACCAGGGCACGTCACCGACCTCAGAGCATCAAGGCGCTGGTAGGGCCCACCCAACTTTTTTCGGGCGAAATGAGATCTAC